GGCGGCGACGCGGCAGGCGGCGCCGGAGGGGCTGCCGGGGTTTCCGGCGTCGTCTCGGTCATGAGTGGTTCCTCATCAGGCAGGGCAGGTTCAATGGCGAAGGACGGCGCGCCCTGCGGCGCCGCGCCACGCACTTGCGCATCCCGATCAACCGGGATGGGCACGATGGAAATCTCGAAAGGTTCCCAATCCACGGCGCGGTAGATCATCTCGCCGCTCACCGGATCGGGGCGCTGGTCATAGCGATGCACGCGATAGCCGATGCTGACGGCACGCAGCGTGCCATCGGCAATGCGCTGCCAGAGGGGTTCAACGTCTGCAGCGGCAGAGAATTGCAGCCGGGCATGGCCGCGCCCGCCTTCAAGCCGGGCGGCAATCACACGGCCCAGCACATCGCGCGCATCGCTGCTGCGATGGGTGTTCAGCACCGGTGCATTGCCGGAGCCGAGCTGCGCCATGCGCACCGCATTGGGCGACATATCCAGTTCTTCGGTAATGCCGCCCAGCGACGGGACAAAGTTGCGTGCCCGCGCGCCGGTGGACCAGACGACCTCGACCGTGCGGGAAGCGCGATCCACGGTGGCGGGTGCTGTGATGGCGCGGCGGGCGGTGATCGATTGCCCATCGGGGGGAAGTCGATCGGGCAAAGCAGGATCAACCGGCGCGGGATCGCTCCCGCCCGGGTCGGTGGTTTCGGTCATGCGTGAGCCCTATGCTGTGGGGGTATCTGCGGGCGTTGGCGCTGCTGCCCCGGCCGCACCGGTGGCCGCGATTTCCACCGCCGCCATTTGCGCCGCGTCCTGCGCGCCGCCGGATTTGGCGACCCGCCTGGGATCGGTATCGAGTGAGATGCCAGCCGCATCCAGCGCTGCATTGGCTTCGCGGATCATCTCGACCGCCGAGCGGAAATCATAGCCAAAGGCACCGGCGGCCTCGGGCTGCGGCACAAAGCCGGCGCGCACCTGAGCGATCAAAGCCGTGGTGTCTTTCAGCGGGTCGATCATTTCATGCGCTGGCGGTACATGCGCGACACCCTTCGGCATGGCATCGCCCCAAAGCCCGAGCAGCGCGCCTTGCGCATGAAAGCGCTCGGCGATTGGCCGCACCAGCATCGGGATCAGCATGCCGTATTGCATCTGTTCGCATAGCCTGCGGAATTCGATCTTGCCGGCGCGCAGGCTGGAGTAATTCGCTTGGGTTAGATCGCCGGAGACTTGGTCGTATGTCAGGCCTGCACCAACAGCGGCGGCTTCAAGCGAGCGTCGCGCAAAGGCGGTATGCGATCCACCGCCGGAGGGGTTCACCACATTCACCTCGCCATGGCCGCGCCGGTAGAGGATCATCCCAGGCTCGAAGCTTTCCACCGCGCGGCCTTGTGCATCGCGCAGCAGACCAGGATTGGCGTCGCTCAGTTTGGTCAGCGTTTCCTCGCCGTCATCAGTGACCACCGCCGCAAGGCAGGCCTCGATCTTGGCCTTCATCAGCAGCGCGGCCTCGTAGTCGCCAAGGTCACGAAGTCGGAGCAGTACGGGCGCGAGCCAGGAGACATCGCGTAATTGCCCAGGGCGGCGCTTGCGAAACAAATGCAGCACATCGCGCGCGGGGATGAAATTGCTGGCGAGCCGCGCGCCCGGCAGCATCCATGCGCCGGGATGCGTCGGGAAAAGCCAATAGCCAATCGGCTCGCCAAAATTCCCAAGCGCGATGCCCTGGATGGTCGGCGCGCCATTCACCACGCCATTGCGCGCGGTATCCAGATGGTCGCTTTCCAGCACCTGCAAGCTGAGGCCGATCGGGTTTCGCGGCGATGTCGGCACGGTCAGCAGCCGGATGAAGCATTCGCCGCTTTCGACGACAGCGCGCATGGCCAGCGCCTGCAGCCCATAGAGATCGAGCTTGTCCTCAGCATCGCAGCCCGTGCTATCCGCCCAGGCCTGCCAGGCATTGCGATGCGCGGTTTCAGGCCAGCGCGTCGTGATGCCCGCGCCGACAGCATTGCCGGTCCAGAGATCCACGATGCGCGCGGCATAGGGATCATTGCGCACAGCATCGCGCGCGCGCCTTGCGACGCTGGTGGCGGCCATACCGATCTCACCATTCGCGCTGCCGCCCGAGGGCGACCAGGATGAGGCACGGTTCTCCTGCGCGGCCGCGTAACCCCGGAGGGCATTCCAGGCAGCGCGCAGGTGGAGCTTCATCATGCGTTCCTTGTGAAGCTGGCGAGTGTCACGCCCGGTCGCCGTGCTGCGGCATTCTCGGCGCCGTAAAGCGCCGCAATTGCGCGGCCCAATTCATCGAGGCTGCGGTATTCAACCGTGCGGCCTTCGAAGGTCACGCGGGTGACGCCGCCGGTATAGGCAGAGGCCAGCACGGCAGCGCGGCTACCGGCGGGCTGCGCCAGCGCCCAGGCGAGGGTGCTCGATTCCATTTTATTTGCCTAATTCAGCCCTATCCAGGGACAGGACGTCGATGTTACGGTCATTCCGACAAAGCCCATAAGCGCTTCAGAGAAAAACCATGGCGAGACGCGTTTCCTACTTCCAGCGATTTTCTCAACCGGAAAATCACGCGACAAACAATACGCTATTGGCATTGCGCTATTTCTACCAGTCTTCGCCTTTCAAGATTGAAAGACTATTCAGCGAAATTCTGGAAACAGAACTTTCAATCGGCTTAAATTTCGAACAGCAAATCAAGAATGAGGCCGGTGTTCCAGATGCGGAGATATCACAACAACCACTTCGAATTGTTATCGAAACAAAAAGAGGGGGTACGGTAGATGTTGAACAGCTAGAGCGGCATATGGATTCAATGTCGCAGAATGCTGCGCCGAACGGTAAAAATTTTCTCTTTGCCTTGACCAAAGAACCTATCCCAGAATCTCTCGGGGAGCAGCTAAAAAAAACTGCTCAGGCAAAAGGGATTACGTTTTCCTCCCTTACATTTTCCCGGTTGCTGCAAGGATTGGAAGCACAGTGCGCGGATTACGAGAGAGATCTTCGGGATGTTCTCGACGATTTCAAAGACTATCTCTCTGAGGCAGATCTGCTAGATGAGCGTCATAAGTGGCTTGTTATTTTTCCTTGCGGTACTTCTTTTGAGGAAAACATACGCCTGGGCGTTTACTACGAACCGCCGAGCAGAAGCTCAAAGGCAGGATACCCCTTCATAGGAATTTATCGCCAGAAGACGGTCTCACACGTGGGGCAGGTTGAGGCGGTTGTGATTGTAACCTGTCAGGATGGTAGCCACTCGTTTGAAACAGAACACGGCGTTCTCACAGAAGATCGAGAGAAGCGGATTAAGGCGGCCATCGAGCAAACCCCCTATTATGATCTGAAAACTGAAGCGCATCGCTTTTATGTGGTTGACGAGTTTCACAAAACTGATGCCAAGAAAATCTCTCCCAATGGTATCTTCAGTTTTAGGTATCTTGATCTTTCGAAGCTCATTCCTTCCTACGATGGAAAAGAGCCCTTGTCTGTCGAGAAATTGGCTACATTGTTGAACGGCAGTACCTGGACTTAGGAAGCTAGGGTTTTTCTGTCGAGAATCCCCGGGGCCCGCTTCGCTAGTTCGATACGGTTGTCGTCTCACCCGCCCGCGCCGCGCGCGAGGGCACGCAGGATCGGCAGGATCTGCGCCCCGCCTGCACCAAGCGCGATCAACACCGCGACGATGCCCCAGATCGCCCCCTCAATCCGGCGCGTCTGCTTGCGCAGGCCACAGATCTCGGCACGCACCGACGTGTAGCGCTCGGCGCAACGCTCCACATGCAGCGACAGATCCTCGCGCTCGCGCGCGTGGAGTTCTCCGTTACTCATGATTTCCTCCCGAAAGTAATCAGCGCAACCAACCGCCACGCGGCGCCAGCCAGCCGGGCCGGCGCATCAGTGGCGGAGGCTCCAGGTTCGCTGGCGCAGACAATGACGCGGCGGTCTCAGTCTGCGGCACATCCACCGGCGCATTCGCAATATCCTCGCGCAGCCTTTGCCAGAAGCGCTCCCCATAACGATCGGCGCCCAGCAGCCACAACGCCGCACGCGCCAGCACCGCGCAATCCAGTGCCTCATTCCTATCCCGCAGCTTGGCCCATTCCTGCCGCACAAAGCCGCGCCTGTCCTTCACCTGATGCAGCTGCTCGGCCACCAGCTGCTTGACCCATTCAACCTCAATCCCCTGCGGCAAATGCACCCAGCCAGGCGGGAATTCCGCCGCCTCGCCACGCCCGAGCCAAAGCCGGCGATAAAGATCAACTTTCCAGGTGGAGACCGACACCGTCCAAAGCTTCAAGCCGCGCCGCAATTTCCGTCCATCCACCAGCGCATCCACCGGCGTCGGCCCCTGCACCGGCTGAGCCCTATTCCAACCATCCACGCCCTTGGTCGGCGCAATGCGCGGGTCGCGCAGGCGTCGCAGATGGCCATAAACCGCCGCCGTATCGCGCCCGCCGGTATCAACACAGGCCTTGGCGATGCGGATCGCGCCTCCATTCGCGCGGGGCCAATCGCGTGCCAGCAATTCCGCCAGCGCATCCCAGGGTGCACGATCACGCGGGCTGCCTGCAATGACGATGTGATCGACAAGCCAGGAGGAATAACCCTCCGCCCAGGCCCAGATATCGCATTCCAGCCGGTCATCCTGCACATCGACACCCGCCGTCAGCACCAGTGCGTCCTGCGGCACAACACCAAGCTGGAAATCCTCGCGCCGTTCCACCAGGCGTTCCCAATCCGGTGCCTCACCACGATCCTGCCAGGTCTCGCCAAGCACCGTGTTGCGGAAGGTTTTCAGATCCTCGGCCTTGCCCTGCGCGGCCTCCCAATCGCGCGCGATTTGTTCCCAGGACAGCCAGCCAACCGGGGAATAGAGCGCCGAGATGTGAAAGCCGATCGTATGCGGGTTCTCCGCTTCCGCCGTCGGCCGCCATTCGCCGGCGGCGAGCATGGCCGTCTTGTGATGCTCCTCAATCGGCGTGTCGCATTCCTCGCAATGGTAGCGCACGCTGCGCGGGTCACCCTTTTCCCAAATCAGCCTTTCGAATTTCAGCCATTGCATTGCGCTGCAATGCGGACAGGGCAGGAAAAAGCGCCGCTGGTCGGAGGCAGCATATTCCCGCTCAATCCGGCTGCGCCCGGCAATGGTCGGCGTTGACACGAGAAAGGCTTTCCTGCGCCAGCCAAAAGTGCGTGCCCGGGCCTCGGCCAAGGCAATCGGATCGCCTTCGCCTTCGATGTCGCCGGGATAGGCATCTACCTCGTCCAGAAACAAAAACCTGGCCGGCATGGAGCGCAGCCCGACCGCGCTATTGGCGCCGGTCAGCACAAGAATGCCGCCGGGGAATTCCTTGGACAGCATCGTATTGCCGCTGTCCCGCGCACGGGCTGGCGCCACGCGTTCCCGCAGCGCCGGTGTTTCCTCCAGCAATGGGTCAATGCGTTGGCGCGAGAAGCGCTTGGCCAGCTCCACGGTGGGCTGCACCGCCAGCACCGGTGCCGGGACGTGATGCAGAATATAGCCAAGCCAATTATTGCCTGCCTCGGTCGCGCCCACCTGCGCGCCCTTCATGAACACAATCCGCCGCGCCGGATGCACGGCCGACAACGCATCCATCACATCGCGCAGGTATGGCGTTCGGCTCGTGCGCCAGGGGCCAGGTTCGGATGACGCGCGGCTGCCTAGGATGCGGTGCTGTTCCGCCCAGGTAGATACAGTGAGTTGCGGCGGTGGACGCAGCATAGCCCCGGCACGGCGGCGCACATGCTCACGCGTGCGGCCTTCATTCGCCGCCGATGCCGGGAGGGTCGAAGCGATCGGAAGCCTCCGTCAGAAGCTCATTGATGTGTTGCTGCAGGATTGTTTGCAGCAGATGGGGTTCGACGCCGAGTTCGGCGGCGATCACGCCAGACACGCGCGCGGGCCAGTTCAGCAGCGCGTCACGCATGGTGCTGGCGATTTCATCAATCGTCGCATTGGCCGTCGCGACGTCGAGTAGCCGGCCTTTGCTTTCATCGAGCGCCAGGCGCTGGGCTTCGACTTTCAGGGCGAGTTGCGCAACCTTCAGGCGAGCGAAGGGCGTGCCCTCGGCATTAGTGCTGCCGTTGAGCGAGGACCGCTGCGGGTCTGCGGTGTCCAGCAGCCGAGCGCGTGTCTTGGCGATGTCCCACTGGCCATCCGGTTCGCGCGCGATGCGCCCCGTGCGTTCGGCCTTGTGCATGGTGGTATCGCTGACGCCAAGGCGTCGCGCGGCTTCACGCGTGGAGGGTGTCAGTTCAGCCATGGCGGCGACCTCCCGCCGCGCGTTGGTGAGGGTTCAGGGTGTCAGTGTGTGGCGCGCTGGCGCGCTGCGTCGAATGCGGAAAGGGCGGCTTGCCAGTCGGGCTCCTGCGCAGCACCGATGCGCTGGAGGGGTTCTAGCGTCACTTTCCTCCGGCTGTAGTAGTCGCCCTGCATGCGTGCCAGCCACCCGGAAAGCCCCTGCGCGGCAAGGGCGTCGCTGGCGGCCTTCACTTGCGCCTCGCTCGGCTCAGTACGTCCGAGGGAGACATGTCGCCCATCGGCGCCAAGCACGATCCAGCGCTGCTCTGTGCCGGCGCTCATTGCGCCGGCTCCGCCTTGCGGATCTGCATCAGCAATTCGCCGAGCCTCCGGCGCCACACGCCCGCGCCCTCGATGCAATAGGCTGGGCCGTATTTGCCAATGCCACCCTTGCGTGCCTCGCGCAGCCAATGCGCGTGGCTGAGCCGGGCATGATCGGCGAGGCCCTTGAGTTTTGCGGTTTCCGGTTGCTGCATGGTCTTTCTCCGTCCTGCGGGGCGGTATGCCCTTCGCGTGACGGACGCTTCGCGCTGTGTTTCGTGCGAGCCAAGGCAATAAAGCACCAGGGATCGCGATGATCCCTGGCTGATGCGCTGATATTCCAAGCTGTGGCTGCGCAGATTCATTCGGCGACGCGGTAGACGGTGTAGGAGCCTTTCGCGCCCTGCTTGTTCGGGCCGACTTGGCGAAT